AGTCAAATTCACGTCCCATATGCCAGAAATTAAGGGTCTTTCTAAAAGTCCCGTGAACGGTCGATTGTTTAAACTTATATTCTGCATAGCGTGACTGATATCCGAACGTTTCATTCTGATTTGCATTTTCCCAATCTTTGTATAGTTCCTGGCGAACAATAGGTTGCTCACCAAGCTGAGCAAACTCAGGCCAGTAGTAATCGAATTTATCAAACTTGAGAAATTCTTTATCAACGCCCTGTGAATATGCCGAGCGTGGGGTAACAGAGAGAATTCCCATGATAACGCCGTGCTCCTCGAAAGACTTAGAGAAAGAGAAACCGACTCCGGCAGACACTCCGTGACCATACATGTTTGCGCCGGGTACTGTTTCATTGTTGAAGGTTGATAGTACTTCGGATATAACGACCGGATTCTTAGAACCGCCGAGGTACTCAGGACGCTGAAGTCTTGCGTCTGATGATACCACACCGAAATGTGAAAGTATCTGCTCTATGTATCGGGAACCGACACGAGCATTTTTTTCTAACCATTCCTGAAGACGAACGGCTCGTCTGAGGTCATTGATTGTAGTACCGAGAGATTCAATGTTTTCGATCTTTAAAGCCTCGTTACCATCATTGAGAGAGCCAGGAGCTCCGGCAATAGTTGATACAGTTCCGCCGTCGGTTATAGGTGATTGTCCGGTACCCTGGGCATATATGTTTGCAAAGTCTTTATATGCAATAGAGGTTGGAAGTTCTACCTCGTCACCCCTTTGCGCCCAAGGGAGAGCGGAAGTAAAATAGTCTTTTTCCCATGCACGTGTACGCATGGATAAGAGAACGTCCCGTTCTGCTCCTGATACAGTGTCATCCTTTGTAATGACTACCTTAGGGGTTAGGTTCTGATCTCTATAATACTCATTATAAATAAGTTGGTAGGCTCTGAAAGGCAGAGCAGATACAGATAAATCTGCCGTTACTGTTACACCAGAGGGTACCACAGGAATACCCATATGGTCAGGGAGATGACCTTCGTTCATATACCCTGCCATGTTAACAGAATTGTTGAATAAAATTGTGGGGAACGGTGCGGTCTGTTTACCATCCTCACCACCTGTAATGAAAGTTTCCCAATTATTCCAGAGGAGCCTATAAGGTACAAAAAAGAAGTGAGTAGATACATTGATACGGTGCATGACAGGTGCCACCATAGGAGCCAATCGTACAAGACTCTCAGTAACATTTTTCATTTTGTCACCGGGAATAACAGATTGTACAAGTATAGGAACTAGCTCTCCCATATTGCAGGAGAGTTTTCTCTCATGAGAGAGGTCAAAGGCATTCCGTCCCGGACGGGATAACTGCACTTTTTTGAATAGTTTGCTCATAAGTCTTTGTTTTTGAGGGATTTATTAATCATTCGTTGTTTATACTGTTGTTTGAAAATTTCTTTTCTCTGGATATAGTTCTCACCACGTAGTGAGCATTCGGCCATTTCATGAATTTCTTTAGCCTCTAGCTCCGCTCTTATCCGATCCGCATTGCGCTCCCGTTCCAATGGGTTGAATATCTTTGATGCGTAATACCTGGGCAGTGCTATTTTTGCCCCTCCGGCGAGAACCGCCGAGTGATTGCCCGTTTCCTGATGCCATTCTTTGAATTTCGTAATGTACGATGCACCAAGACCCTTCGACATATGGCTGAAAGGAGGGATCAATCGGGTATTCGAGTCCCAACGTTTGTTGATTATATAACCCGCCACGTAATTTATGGAACGTTCGTTTACCGAGCCTGTATAAGTGTTCCCTAAAGGCAAATTGTCCTTTTGCCATGCTCGATCAATTAAGTGTCTTTTATCCTTCGGAAGATTGAAAAATAGTACATGATAATGGGGACGATGCGTTTTAGTGCCATATTCGCCCACCGCATAGTATTTTAATGGTGTAGTACCACCCGACCCGAGAAAGTACCTTAAACGCTTTAAAAATAGCGTTAAATCGGATTTTTCTAAGGTAGGTATAGCCTGGTCATTTTCACCATAGACAACAGGCAAATGGTTGTCATTATACGTTAAGGTGATGAAATGACCTGTAGTTGAGTCATTTAAGTGTTGTTGAAGACGAAAAGCCCAACCCGAACGCCTTCGGGCTAGGCATGAAGGACAGTTGTTACATGGTACCGTAATACGGTCTGATGCACCTGTCCCGTTTTTTCGTGCTATACTCATGGGTGAGAAACACTCCATTCGTAATTGTTTTAGAGACGGATACCGCCCCTAGAAACTTTGTACACGGAACGTCCACGTCTGGAACTCCGTGATTTTCTGTAAGTTTGTTTTCTGTACCTCATTGCAATTCGGTTTTAGTGTAGGACAAAGATAAACTATTTTGCAAATAACCTTAGGAAATTTATGAAAGGTTGTGCCCAAGGCAAACCCCAATTTAATAGCTCAAGTTCTTTCGCCACCCTAGAAGAAGAGATGCGAATTGATTCTGTTGATGCTTGAGTTTTGTCTAACTCAAGGTAAGGTTGTAGGTATTTGGCTGTTAGAAAATTCAGGAATACTTCTTCCATTCCTGATTTTAGCTGATAATCGTTATAACCCTTCTTCTCGAAGAATTTATTGAACTCCAGGTTTCCAAATACAGTTTTGATATTATTCAATTCTGCTTCGCCACGTGTGATCCGTAGTGTTTGATCAGCCATTTCCTGGGCAGTAGATGCAATAGCATCCTTAATTTTTGATTCTGCATTGAGAATTTTGCCCTGAGTGATTGAATTTTTAATGTCTTGCGCCATCATGCCAAGGTTTGTTATAGGGCTCCAATCAGAACCCTTAAACCCCGGCTTGTAGTTATACTCCAACCGAGGGGCATTGTATTTCGCAATTGAGGTTTGATTTCCGGGAGTGCCCTGTGAGTAGATTAACGCAGGGTTAAGGCCTGCTTTTCTAAATCTATCCATTTGAGACACAGGTGCATTGTATTCGTTTTGTGCCTTAATATTAGCCTGTTCAATTTCATAGGCTTTTAAGGCAAGTTTCTGATTCTCCCGAACAGTAAGGTTTGTATTTCTTTTAGCTACATTCCGGTCATGGATTGAACCCACGACGTTAGCTACCGTCTGAACACCGGCAGCGATTATCGGAATTAAGAGAGGTGCAAAAGGCATAAATCAGGTTTTTTTTTATAGTTTATCTTTGTTTTGTTTCTCGACATCCTGTCGATTAGCTCTGTATTATCAAGTATATATACAGAGCATTTTTGTGTTTCGTCTGAAAGACTCACTTAAAGCCCTAAGGCTAAGGGAGTTGTCTCCCGTCCTTGACTCCGTCCTTCACGCCATTGTCTTCGACGGCGTGGGCGTCTGGTAGTCCGGCCGAGGATAATTCCAAAGCCTTACGTGTTTTTTTTAGTGTTTCAACTTTTTGTGGAATTGTGTTTTGTAGTTCTGTAAGATCAGCCAGATCAAAGTCTGGTGATCTGTAAGGATCAGGGTTGTCGATATCCGGATCAGGATCATAATTCCCATTATGACCAATCGGTAACGGCATACCGTTACCGAACTTCTCGAATATCTCCCTTATTGTGTATGATTGATATGGTACTGTTATAACTTCTCCGGAGTTCTCTTCTCCGGGAGAAGGTATCTCTTTGTGATTGTACCACGTTCTGAAACGTGGTGTTATTATTAATTGTTTTTTCATAAAGAAAAGATTTAGTTTTTAGGGGGAAAGTCTTTTTGTGACTATTCGTCACGACTTTCCAAAATCCGATTTGGTTGTTAGTCACTACAGGAGGCTTCGCCCCTGTACCCGATATACCCGCTTCGCTAAGTAAAGAAACGGAACCGGGAGCAGGTGCCCCCGGAACCGTATCCGCACTAGAGGGTAGGAGTATTGAAGGTTGGCATAGGTCTGATGGCCTTAAGATTGTTGTATAGTTGTATGTACAACTTAGGGTCAGAAACAGTAGTATCTGCAAATATGCGATGCGTAGGATTGCATTCAACGAACGACGTATTGAGGCTAGGGACAGAGTCAAATTCACGTCCCATATGCCAGAAATTAAGGGTCTTTCTAAAAGTCCCGTGAACGGTCGATTGTTTAAACTTATATTCTGCATAGCGTGACTGATATCCGAACGTTTCATTCTGATTTGCATTTTCCCAATCTTTGT